GCATCGATCTTTACTGGAGCCCTAGCAACCTTTGGCCTATCTACAGGTAGAACAAAAGGCGAAAAAGACAAACAACCAAAAGTATGAAAAAACTAATCATACTCTTAGCCCTGTTATCACCCGCAGTAGCAAGAGCAAACACTGTCACCCCTCAGTTTACAACAGGGTCAATGAACAGTACAACAACTACAACTCAAACTATCGTCGAGACAGAGCAAGTGCAAGTATTCGGTGCAGCCGTAAACACTTGGTCTGGAACAAATGTAACTCCGTCGGCAGACATTGCTACCAGTGGTACAACATTTTCTGTAACTAACACAGCAAATCCATGGAGTTTAGAAACAACAACAAGAGCAGCAGGCATAGTAGAGCAGCGAGATTATACACGCAACTTTACAATAAACTCTACTACTACATCGCTCTCTGTCTTCTCTCAGTAACACCTGTACTTGCAGAAGGAGATACAGTAAATAAATCAAATCCTGTGGCAGCAGCTACGGGTAATGTGACGAACCAAGCCGTACAGTTTCAGAACAACGGTGCGTCGTCACGTCAGGTATATGAC